ACTTGTTATCCGTGGCAGGGTGAGATTGATGATGAAGCGTATCCGGTGGATGAGTTTGGGGTTCGTGTGAAGCCTGGTGAGCGTATTTGTGGGCATAATGATTGCACTAACAGCAACCACATTCTGCCTTTTAAAGTATCTGTCGCGTTGGATACCGATTTGTTTTTTAAGGTATAAGATAAATGCGAGGCCAGATGTTTTGCCACCTGACCTCGCTAAACCGATAATCACACTATCGGCTATTTCATTCTATTGGATGCATAGCCGAATTAAGGCTACAAATGAATGATTTTCAAGATAATGATTTAGCCACATGGTTAGACAATATAGGCAAGACTCCAAAAGAGAGTCTTGATTCAATTCCCCGAGAATCTCTTGATTCTTTTGCCAAAGAGCAACATTTCCTAAAACTTTGGTTTAATACCTGGCGACCTCGCGAAAAACTTGAATTGGCTTATCGCTTTGGATTAGTTGAGCTTGATGATAATCAACGCTTTTTAGTGAAAAATAGTTTTGTCAGAGATTACAAAACTGACAAGATGAAACTATTGCAGGCTATTTATTGGCGTGATGAAGCTTATTGTGGTTATTGTGATAACACTATTGTTTATGGAAATGGGCAAATAGATCATGTTATTCCGCGTTCAGCTTGGCCTCAAGATTGGGTTTGGTTAGCGGATGATTCAAGTAACCTAGTTGCCGCTTGTCAGAAATGCAATTTATCGAAAAGTAATTTTTACAAAACTTGCCATACAAGGCTTATCCCGATTATGTTTGAGTGCAGTCCTCGCCGCCTAAAAGATGAGGATTGTTGTAAGAGTGTCCGGTGGGATTTAGGAATGAATCCTTGCATGGATTGTCCTGAAGTTTTTGTTTGTTGTAGGGCTCATGAGGAACTTTGGTTGCCTATTTGTTGGCTTGAGAGTTTAGGGAAGTGGTTTGGTCATGCGTAGTTTTGATGCTGTGAAGTTGGTTTTAGATAAGGCTCCTAAGGATCTAACAATTGTTCAGCGTGTTGTTTTTGTTCAGATTGCTCATAAGCAGCCTAATTGTTTTGCAACTGTAAAAGAGCTTGGGCGTGAGTGTGGGATTAGCCAGGAGAAAACTGTTTCTAAGGCTGTGAAGGTTTTGGAGTCTAGGGGACTTATTTTGGTTATCCGTAGAGCCTATTCTTCTAACAGGTATTTGGTGCACCCTGCTTTCGTGGAGGGGCGTGAAATACCTGTCCTAGACCGGCACGACACGCCTGTTGTATACCTGCACGACACGCCTGTTAAACAAACATATAACAAACAACTTAACAAAGAGCTGTTTGAGGAGTTTTGGGATTCTTATCCGAGGAAGGAAGGGCGTAAGAAGGCTGAAGGTATTTTTGCGAAACTCGCTCCGAATGATGTGTCTTTGGTGTTAGCCGCTTCGCGGACTTATAGGGAGAGTGTTGGTTCTCGTGAGTTGAGGTTTGTTAAGTTGGCTTCTACTTGGTTGGAGCAGGAATGTTGGTTGGATCAGGTTGTTGTTGAGTCTGATGATTGGATGTCGAGGGCTTTAGATGATTAATGTTCGTGTGTCTTTGGAGAAAAGTATTTTGGGTGGTGTTTTGTCGTGGCCTAGGGTTTGGGATGATTTGTCTTTGGTTGCAGAGTATTTTGACCATGCTTTGAGTCGGCTTGTGTTTGACCGGATTGTTTCGGCTAGGCGTGATGGTGTTGAGCCTGATGCTTTGTTTGTTGCTTCTGGTTTGAGTGCTGATGGTGTTGCTTGGGTGTATGAGTGTTTAGCTGAGGCTCCTGCTGGTGAGGTTGCAGTGAAGTTTCATGTCCGTCAGTTGAAAGCTATGTGGGCTAAGGATCGGTTGAATTTGGCTGGTCGGGTTTTGGCTGATAATGCTAATTTGCCTGAGTCTGAGGTTGGTGATTTGGTTGCTGGTGCTTTGAAGGCTGTTGATTTGGTTTCGGCTAGTCAGGCTCAGATTCAGATTACTTATCCTGGTGATTATTTGGATTCTTATTTGTCGGAGATGCAGGTTAAGACTCCGTTTTTGCCTTCGTGTTGGAAGCGTTTAAATTTGTTGATTGGTGGTTGGAGGCCTTCAGCGTTTTATGTGATTGCTGGTCGGCCTGGGCAGGGTAAGACTATTGTTGCTTTGCAGGCTGCGTTTGAGTTGGCTAAGTCTGGTAAGCATGTGTTGTATTTTAGTTTGGAGATGCCTGAGTTGCAGTTGCAACATAGGTTGTTGGCTCAGGCGTTGAGTGTTGATGTTTCAAATATTGCGAATGATACTTTGGATTTTATGGTTTATGATTCGGATGGTGCTCATGTTGCTCGTGATTTGGTTGCTAATGCTAGGGGTGTTTTGACTAATAGTTTGGGTTTGGTTTCTGCTCCTGGTTTGACTCCTAACATGTTGAGAGCTTATGTTTCGGCTGCTTCTAAGCGGGCTCCGGTGGATGCTGTGTTTGTTGATTATTTGGGTTTGATGGATGATGATGTTCAGCATCGTGATCGTGTTCAGAAGATTGGTTCTATTTCTGGGCAGTTGAAGCGTATTGCTTTGGAGTTGGATATTCCTGTGGTTTCTGCGGTGCAGTTGAATCGTGAGGTTGAGAATCGTGCTGATCATAAACCTCAGTTGTCGGATTTGCGTGATTCTGGTTCTATTGAGCAGGATGCTGATGTGATTATGATGATTGCTCGTAAGAGGCGTGATGGTGATTCTGAGGATAGTCAGGGTTCTTGGTTCTTTTTGAAGGTTGCTAAGAATCGGCATGGTGCTACTGGTGCGGCTAAGTTTGTTGCTCAGGATAGTTTTAGTCGTATTGTTGAGGATTTGAGTAAGTGATGGCTGTTCATAAGAGTGTTTGTCGGCATTGTGGGTTTGTTTGGAGTGTTGCAGCAGAGTTTAAAGATAGATCTGATTTGTTGTGTAAGTCGTGTAGGGCTAAACCTGCGAAGGTGATTCAGTATGGGGTGTTGAGGTGTGAACCTCATTCGGGTGGGTTTGACCAGGATGATAACCCTATTGATGATGTAGGTAATTTAGTTTTTGAGGGTGAGCGTGTTTGTGGGCATAGGGATTGTGTGAACCCTAAACATGTCGGCTGATGGTGCTATTGTGTTTTTACTGTTCGTTTATTTAAGGAGTTTATTTTGGCAGTTGTAAAAGTTACCGGTGTTGTTGGTAAGGTGTTTGGTGCTACTTCTCAAGGGTTATCTTTGAAGGAAGAGTTTGTTGGTCAGTCTGGCGAAAAGTTTTCTCGTAGCTGGAGTGTTTGGTTTGCGGTTGCTCATGGTTTGGTTGAGGGTGCTGAGGTGACTGTTTTTGGTCAGTTGTCTTACAAGATTGAAGAGTATGTGAATGCTCAGGGTCAGCCTGGTCGTAAGGTTGCTATCGCGATCAATAATGCTCAGGTTGAAGCTAAGAGTGCTCCTGCTGTGTCTGCACCGTTCTAGATGAAGAGTTGGGTTATCGGGTTTGCTTTAGGGTGGATTCTGGTAGCTGATTCTTTGTTTACTGGTTTTCCCCTGTCGCTTTTGAATGGAGCGGTGGGGGTTTTCCTTTGGTTGGTTGTTTGTGTGAATTATTATGGCAAGAGATAGTTTTAGTTTTACGGTGTGGGAGAGGCCTGCACCGCAGGGGTCTAAGAAGTATGTGGGGACTCGTAGGACTGCTTCTGGTGCGAACATTCCTTTGATAGTTGAGTCCTCTGCATACTTACCCGCTTGGCGTAAGGCTGTTGTTGATGCGGTGAAGCAGGGGATGTTGGATTCTGGGGATGATTCTAAGTTTGATGGGGCGGTTAGGGTTGAGGTTACTTTTTATTTGCCTAAACCTAAGACTGTTCGAACTGAATACCCTGTAAAGCCTCCGGACATTGATAAGGTGTGTAGATCTCTGTTGGATGGTATTACTTATGGTGGGGTTTGGCTTGACGATAGTTTGGTTGTTAGTTTGGTAGCTCATAAGCGGTGGGCTAAGGGTGAGCCTGGTGCGGCTGTCACTATTTCGGCTGTAAATTAGGTTTTTTCTGTAATCTAACTGTTATCAAAAAACTTTCTCTTTTTTGTATCTTTTTGATGATTATTCTGCTAGATTCTTGTTGTAGGCAAAAAGCCGAATAAACGAGAAGGAAACAAAATGAACCAGTTACAGAATGCGATTGTAAATCAAACAACATCAACCCTAAAGACTACTTTCAAGGCTCTTGATGATCTGATTACAACTAAAAAAATGGGTGTTGCTGATTTGGATGCTGCGTTGTTAGTTCGTAAATATATGCTTCAGGAACTTGAAGTTAGAGATGTTGAGTTTGTTACAGCTTGGTATGAAACTAAGGTCGTGGCTGCATAATGAATGATTTTGGTCAGGTTGAAGCATTCCTAAACGCTACTCAGGCTTATCGTGCTTGGTTGGATTGTGGTAAAGATTTAGTTGATCACGCTGATTTATTTGATGTTTACGATAAGGCTATGGATGAGTTCACTCATTCACTGTTCCCTAGTTTTAGTCCTAACACTTCTGCTCAAAGAGCTCAAGCGTTTAATCAAGTTTGGTTTTCGGTTACTAATGGAGGTTTGTTGAAATGAAGTTTTGGTTTGTGTTTGTGTGTTTGTTTGTTGGGGTTGCTGTTTTGTTGCAGTCTATCCCTGCACCTGTTTTGGGTTTTGTTGGTGGAGGGTTTTGTTTTGTTGCTGTTGTTAGTTTGTTTAGATTATTTTGGAGGTCATAAGAATGGGTAAGCATGCTGAGAAGTCTTTGAGTTGGACTGTTGCTGTCAGGTTGTGGTTGTGGACTGAAGTTAGTTCGTTGTTGATTAGGTTGGCTAATCGAGCTGAGAAGAAGTGGCGTTTCGCTTTGTATGAAAAGACTGGTGTTTGGTCTAAAACTTTTGGTGAAACTATTAGTGAGTTGGAGGATAAATAATGTGCCAGGTGTCGAGTTTTAATTCTGATCATGAGAAGTGTATTCAGGGTTGTAATTGTTGTAAGAGTAAGGATTCGGCTGCTGCTGTTTCGGCTACGCTTGCTGAGCGTGAACGGATTATCGAGTTGCTTGAACCAATAGCAAAAAGTTGCGAAAATGGCGAATGCTACTGTTTATCAGCATCATTGGTTATTGCTCTTATCAAGGGGGAGAAGTGATGACTGAATCTGATGATATTGCTGGTGCTTGGCAGAAGCGTTGGGAATTGGAAAAGGCTGAGCGTGAACGGATTCTTGAGTTGTTGATTCGTAACAAGGTTGTTCGTTGGGATAGTGCTATTGCTAATAAGTTGGTTTTTGTGAATTGTGACACTTTAGATGTCGAGTATTTGAAGGAGGAGTTTTGATGAGTGATCAGGCTGAGGTTGTTCGTAATTATTATCGTAGGCAGGGTGTGAAGTTTGAGCGTAACCGTATTTTGACTCAGATTGAGATGTTGGTTTGTTTTGAGTTTACTTCTGCCGGTAAGTGTAAGCATCCTGCTTGTAAGACTTTGGTTAGGTTGAAAACGACTATTGAGAGTGTGAGTTTGTTTGAAACTGCTGCTAAGTCTGCTCCTATTGTTGAGGATAAGAATGCCGAATAAGAAGGGGTCTAAATATAAGACTTCCCCTGTGGCTTTATATTTGCAAAAGAATCTATGGATGAAAGGTTATGGTAGTTTTCAGAGTTTTGCTGATGACTATAACTTGAATGTTGGTTTGCTTCGTAAATATATTCGTGGGGATGTCAAGTTTGAGCTTCATTATTTTATGGTTTTGGTTGAAGCGTTGGAGTTGAATGTTGCCGAGTTTTATCGGTTGGTTTATCAGCAGGATGTTGATAAGGGGCGTATCTGATGCATGAGGACACTAAGTTTGTTTGGCTTGTTGTTGGCTTTATTGTGGTTTGTTTAGGTTTGTTGTGGGCTTGTAATCAGCCTGCACCTTGTAAGACTGTTGCTTACCAGGATCTATCTGGTGCTCATGAAGGGTTGGATTGTCATGGTTGAGCTTGTGTTGTGGGTGTTGTTGGGGTTTGTTGTGTTGAGCCTGGTGTTGCTTAGTTTGGCGGTTGTTGTTGGTTATGTTAGTCAGGTAGCGTATTTAGAGCATTTAGATGATTGGAATAAGGATGATTAAAGTGGGTAAGTTTAGGGTTTTGAGTCAGCGTGAGTTAACTGCTGAATGGGGTCAGGGTTATGATGTTGGTCAGCAGATGGCTAGGCAACATGTTGAGTCTTTGATTGTTGCTCAAATAAAGTTTTTGCAAAAGAATGTTTTGCCTTCTACTGTTGCTGATACTAAGGCTCGTATAAGTGAGTTGAAGTTTCTTTTAGGGAAGTTGAAGAAGTAATGACTTTGCATAAGAATCCTGTTGTTAGGAATGCTGTTATTGATGAAGCGGCTATTTTGTTGTTTGACCCTAATCTGGTTTGGTCAAGTGACATGAACGACATTAAGGATAGTTTGGGGGCTTTGCTTGTATCTTGTAAAGCTGATGAAAACTCTGTTTTGCATTTGTTGGCTTTCAATTTGGCTCAAAAGATTTTAGGGCAAGAGCATTCTGATCAGGGCAAGATTGAACTAAGGGGCTAACATGCTTGAAGATTTAGAGTTACCTAAAAAGGTTTGGCCTTGTAAGGTGCGAACTTTGAAGGCTGACATGTCGGATAAAGATGCTGAGATTCTTGAGAATGTTTTGCTAAACCCTGATTGGCCTATTAGGACTTTATCTAATGAGTTAAAAAAGCGTGACATTGAGATTAGTGAAACTGCTATTAAAAGTCATAGAGAGAAGCGTTGCTCATGTTGGAAGATTTAACTAACCCTGCACCTAAAATAACTTATCCGGAGGGTTGGAGTCCGTCAGTTCAGTTTGATGGGCATGGTGGTGAAGCGGTGTTGCCTGGTGTTCCTGATGGCTCTGCTACTGATGTTGATGCTTTTTTGGTTGAAGCTGGTATTGACCCTAAAGAGATTGAGATTGTGGGTGAGCCTCGTATTTCTCGTTGGCAGGTTGCTAGGCCTTTTCCTTTAGAGCCTATGTGGATGACTTCGGTTCGTATCAGATGGAGGAAGATAAACCCTGAGTTGAATCTGCCTTTACTTTATGCTTCGGCTAAAAAAACTAAACCTGTTGTTCCTAAGCCTGTTCCTGCTGGTAAGGCTTTTGTTGTTTTGTGGTCAGATTTGCAGGTTGGCAAGGTTGATCATAGGGGCGGTGTTGAAGCGTTATTGTGGAGGGTTGCTGAAACTAGGGTAAAGCTCATTGAGAAGGTAAAGCAGGCTAAACCTGAGAAGATTGTGTTTTGTGATGTTGGGGACATTATCGAAAACTTTGGTAATGTGGCTGATTTGCATCAGTTGAATACGAATGATTTATCTTTGATGCAACAAGTTGATTTGGCAACTACTTTAGTTTGGGAAACATTGAAAGATTTAGCTAAGTTTGCTCCTATCACTTATCTAACTGTTGGCTCTAATCACTGTCAATTTAGGGTAAATAAACAGCGTGTAGGTAATGTCACTGATGATTGGGGTGTTCATATTGGGCGAACTATTGCCAGGCTATCTAAAGAAGTTGGGTTGGACATAACATTTTTTGAACCTGCTAAGCATGATGAATCTTTAGCGTTAGATGTTTTTGATGATGGTTTCCATGTTTTAGGTTTGGTTCATGGCCATCAAGCTAATAACCCTAATGCTGTTCCTGATTGGTGGAGGAAGCAGGCTTTTGGTAAGCAACCTGTTCACGCTTCAACTGTTTTAGTTTCCGGTCATTTTCACCATTTGCGTGTTACTGAGTTAGGTTCGACTCCTCGTAATACTTCTCGTTTTTGGGTGCAGGCTTCAACTCTCGATAATGGCTCTAATTGGTGGAGGTTGAACTCTGGTGAAGATAGCCAACCTGGTTTGGTGTGTTTCGTGTTGGAGCAAGGTTTAGACTTTACTGGAACTGTTTGGAAGATATGACATGCCAACCTATAGCTATAAATGTTCCAAGTGTGATGCAACTGCTAGTGAAACGCTTAGCATTCAAGAAGTTGCTATAACCCCTTCATGCTCTAAATGTAAGATTCCTATGGATCGTATCTTTGGGGTTGCATCCATCCAATTCAAAGGTTCAGGATGGGGAAGGGACAAGAATTGAAAACAAAACTTGTTGTTGCTGTATTGGCGTTATTGTGTTTGAACTCTGGACAGATTTACGCTCAAGCTGACTCTAAACCTGCTGTGTCTAAGATAACTAACTTCAATAAGGCTTTATTCCATAACCAGATTGTTCATAAGCGTAACCAGGCTTTAACGGTTGCTATCTCTAGGGTTCATAAGACTGCCTATGTTTTTTCGGGTGATAAGCCTTCTGGTTGGGATTGTTCAGGGTTAGTTCGTTGGGTTTACTCTCAGGCAGGGATTACCCTTCCTCATTCGGCTAATGCTCAAGGGCATTTAGGGGCGAGAGTGTCTAACCCTAAGCGTGGCGATATTGTGGTTTTTGCTTATCCTGGTAGAGCAGACTTTTATCATGCTGCTATTTATCTTGGGCAAGGGCTAATCTTGAACGCTAACTTGGAGTATGGCACTACTGTTATTGAACCTTTGACTAACTTTGAGAAGAGTCAGATCAGGTTTGTTCGGGTGTTGTAATGATTCGGGAAGTGTGTTCTTGTGGAGCTGAGTTTGAAACTGACGATAGAGATGCTGTTCAGTTGATAAAGTCTTGGCGTAGGACACATAAACACTCAGATAAGCCTTCTATGACCGCTACAAGCGACATGAGCATCCTAAGTAATACTGATGTTGCTTTAGGATTTCAAGTCGCTGACAACCGTTATGAGGATGATAATGAATAAACGACTCTCATGCCAGATAGTTATTTGGTTAGGGATACTTATAGGCCTTTGTTGCTGGATGACTAGCATGCAACCTAAAGACTGTTGGAGTCAATACTCGACTGAAGATGAAGCCATCATGCATTGTGAACAACATCATGGCTAGATTCCCTAAACCCTGCCTAACCTGTGGAGCCTTGACCACCGGAGCAAGCTATTGTTCGACACACATAATTCCAATTCAAGATAAAGAGAAGCAACGCCAAGCCATCCGTAAGAGGGGTAGGACTATCTATAACGACCCGAATTATCGTAG